CTTGATTGAAATTACCCAATGGAGTATTATCAAACTCCCATAATCGTGGCCATCCGCTATGCGGCGTTCTTATACAAATCATCATAGTTATTGATTTAACCGCACTCATAGCTATTCCGTTTGTTAATTTAATATAATTCTGTCCTGAAAAAAACATACACTTTTTACCTTCTATATTCATTACTGGCACAGAGCCTACAACCTGAGTCGCTAATGTACCACATCTATCTTCCGCAATTCCCTCATAGAAGTCCCATCTAGCAAAGGGGTATCCTGGTGGTTGATTCAGTCTTAGAATAGATTCGGGAACTGGGATAAATTGATTAGCATTAAATATCCTTGTAGATAATACGTATCCCCCGTAATTATTGTACCAATCTATTTCAAATGGCAACGACTTTCCTTGAGTTAATGTGAATGGCGTGGATTCGTATACGGAAGGTCCCTGGTCATACCACTTTTGTAGAATTTTTTCATTATTAAATCTAATACTTACACCGTCATCGGTTTGTACCCAGAAACGTGTCACAAGTTGACCCTTTTCCAAACGCAAGGAGGATTTTAATCTTAAATGTATTCTATCTGTACCTATATTAAAAGGGGTGTAGTTACCGTTATTAGATATTTCTACTAACTTATCTTTTATAAATCTACCATAATATAAACTTGTTGGTATTGATCCCGATGGTGCGTCCCAATCATAATCCCATTTATAAGCATAATAATACACGCCTTGAACCTCATTATCTTTTTCTGGTACTATTATATCAATGCCCAAACACCTTTTTGTGGCTGGAATAACCAGGTTTGTATCAGATGAATGTAAATTTTTATATAAATCACGAAAGTAACCTAAAACATTGCCCCAATTCATAGCATCATATTTATCTTTTGTACTTTGCGGATCACTTTCTGCCAAGTTTAATTCACGACAATTGTACGTGAAACTACCGCCTGTTTTTATAGTACATTCACCATTTGGGTAAAAAATCCCTCCATCAAGTAAACTATCGCATTCCTCCTTAGTATATAATCTCAGATTTCCGTCTCCACTAGGCCTGCCTAGTTTTTTACAATACGTAGGTATATTTCTACTCACTTTTTTAACATTATCAGACGGATAATCTGTGCCATCAGGTTGACAACCAGCCTCGCGGGCAACACGTTGTAGACAACTTAATGTAAATGGTCCATCAGTCTTACTAGATAAATCGCACTCATCAAAATCGGCACCATATACAAGAAAATTAGCAGCAGCCCGCGTTCGTGAATTTTGTGCTGTTGCTCCAATTTTAACAACGGAATTATAATAACCTAGTGCCTCAACACGTGTACATGTACCAAATCCGAAAAATTCATCGGGTGAGGCTAATGAAGCATCTTCTTTAATAATTTCTAAAGCCTTTGTAAACTTTTCATGAGGTTGACCTGGAGTAATAAAATATCCATTTCCGTCTCCTGATAGGATCTGTATTATGGCACCGTCCGAATTACACCCTACGCCAGTAGCCAATGATATTAAACAATCATTTGAAATTTTCCCCGTAACTGGATTTGGGTCACATGATTGAATTGCAGCAATAGGCGGTTCACCAGGTTTTGCCTGAGGTGGAGCTGCAGGCTTAGGACAATTTATATGATTTGTTATTATTTTAGAGGGGCACATTATAGCTTCGTCATCTGGATAAATAGCCACTCCGTTTGCGTCTGTTGGAATTCCAGTAGCGGTTTCCACACAGAATCCACAACGCCCTGGCACTAAATCTGCCATATCACACGTTTTAATTTTTCTACACCGTTTAATATCCTCCTTTTTTTGAGCTTCTTCTAAATTCCATATCCAATATCCATCCACATGCGATTTATCTAATTCGTCCTTATTAAATGGCTCATTTGAATCTCCCAATGCTCCAACAGATGGTCTATTATCGTCATTTACATACCACCAGCCACAACCTTTGGTATCTTGGCTATTGCGAGTAGGTAAAAGTCTTGGTTCAAGAATACTGGAACATTGAAGATTCTCTTTTTCAAAACCGGGGATTATGTCTGTTTCAAAATATTTGGCAATATCTGGCTTACTGTTCTTATTATTTGCAAACGTATCATTAATTACAAAAGCATCATTTAAATTATTCATAATATCGGATAGACCTGAATTTGTGATTATACCCTTATTTATGTTATTCCAAAACAGCCCTTCTTGTTTTTTTGTAAATTTATCTTGGGTATTATAAAAATTACCGGAAAACCCCTCTTTTTTTTTTATATTAATTAATACAAAATAGATTAAGATAAGCAAAATAGCTACAATAATTAGTATTGTAAGCCTATTATTCATCCTTTTCTAACTATCTATTTTAAAATAATATTATAGTACCGTGAATTTCCTGTCTTTTAGACTGCTATGGATTTTAGACCAACGGGCATTTCAAACCGGCACTTTCTGAAAGAAATTGTGCCGCGATTGGATATGACTCGTTGGTGACAATAGCCGGTTTGAAAAACCCGCCGGTGTAAAATGATTCTTAAAAACAATAAATCGCTTACGAATTATTGTTAGACTGACGGGCATTTCAAACCGGCACATATAAAAAATTGATACAAATATATATATAGTTATATAACTATAAAAAAAATGTCATCTATCCTTGAACAAGTTGAATATATTTCAAAGGATATTCTTCAAAAGATTTCAGAAGTAAAAGAAGGGTCAAATGCTCATAAGTTTCTACTTTTTACACCCGCACCGATTTTAATCGGGTGGGTGTAAAAAAAGACCCTTGATGATTCTCTTCAAATAATCATTAATAAGGCTCAAATTAATAAATACATATATGAACTTTATAGTCTATTTGATAAGTGTGAAAGCCTTCGTTATAAAATTACAAGGGCTAGCAGGGTTGTTTAATCTGAAAAATTTAAGGTATTTTATAATTTATATTTATGTAAAAACTACAAAATATCAGTTGAATAAATTGTATTAAATCAAACAGCCCTGCATGCCCGGATAGTTTGAAGGAACTTCGTACAACAGATGGCGATGAAGATATGAAAGCGTATAAAAAGGCTAAGGGCAACTGTCGTGGATTCAAAAGACTAAACTAAAGGGGGGTTAAACTTACAGACTTACCAAAGATGCCGGTTTGAAATGACAAGGGTCTAATTATTTACCTTTTTGAATATATTACGACTACCTAGCCTTCTCGATTCGCATTGAACGAATACTATCATTAGCCCACCCGCCATCACTACAGAAGTTAAACTCTTCATTGGGACCAATCACCTTGCTTCTGCCATCAAAATTACCCGTCCAAATTGTGAGCTTTAAACCTGGTGGAACTTTTGCGTAACTAGCATCTGATAATTCTCTACTGAGTTCCGAATTCATATCATGTTCGCCTACGCAAAACTCTTTATCCCAACCATGTACACCTGGATTAGGGTCGCCTGTGCAATGTTGATATATCATTACCTTCCCTGCTTTACAATCCGGCACCTTTGGGTCAGACTTTGGGTTTACCTCATCCAAAGACCCTTCGCATTCTTGATTACTTATTGAATAATATAATTCATATGATTCGTTCAATTGTGGCGTACCTTTAGTCTCTCCTACTTGATCTATGACATATTGTCTATTTATTTCAGATTGGTATCCTACCGTCCAATTATTACCTTGATACATACCCATTATTGCTCCTAAGCCCATACCAATATCTTCTATAACACCACCTTTCATTAACATTATTGACGAGTCTTTTGTCTTATGCTTCAAATAATAATTGATATATGGCGGACCTTCTCTTTGAATTCTAGTTGGAATTCCATACTTTTTTTGTATAGAGTTCATTATTTCAACAACATTAACACCATTATCGTCTTTCGTAGTTAAAAATACGTGAGAATATGTTTCATTCCGTTGGCCTATGTTTTTCCAATTATCCCTACTTGCCGTCCATATCCACCCGCCTGTTTGATAAGCTGGGTTTTTATTTCTATTATAATCTACTCTATCATCAATAAGTCCTAGTTTAAAATCACCTAACTTGTTGAAAAAAAATCCGCCAAAGCATTTAGCCCCAGCAGGTAGTGGTGTTGGTGGTATCATACATAAAGTCGGGCTATACGCAGGCATTATCCATTTATTTTCCATATCCTTTTTACATAAAATTTCATCTAGTGTATAATCAAATATGCGAACCCACGATATCAAAAAGTCTTTATTATATTGCTCGGCACTTGTGCCTATATATAAGGTATCAAATACACGGTTTTTAAATGCCGTATCAGCTGAAAGTGTTGTGAATCTTTGTCTTTGTATTCCATTTATAAATAATGTCATACCTTTAAAATCGGCATCAATTGCCCAACCTAAATGATACCATTTTTTTTCCATTAAAGCACCTTCTTCAGGAACTGCCCACATGCTTGGACCTACGCATCCTTTCTGTGAATACATCCCGATTCCCATCTTTGAATCCGGTCCCAAACATCCAAGTATCTGGTCGGCACACCCAGAGCCGCCTAAAGCGACATTTGTTAATTCCCATAATCGCGGATAACCTCCAGTAAAGCTATTTATATAAACCATCATAGTTATCGTTTTAAAAGTATCCGTGGATATTGGCCCTTGGACTTTTATATAGGAATCATTTCCATAAAATCGTGCCCCCTGAGGATTTTGTACAACCTTTTTAACCTTCGACTTAAACCGGCATAATCTATCATCCAGTCGTTGTTGACTAAAATCCCAGCTGGCAATTGGGGATCCAGGAGGACAGGCCTTTTTATTGATACTTCGCAAAATTGCTAACGTTTTAACTGTTATTTTTTTCGCTTCTTCGGCCATTTCTTGTGTTAGTTGCTTATCTATCGGGGTTGTAGCATTTTTAGCTTTATTTATATAATATGCTTCTTGTAATTTTGATTTAGTTATAGCAGGATTTTTTAATAATTCTTCCTCAGTTTGTAAACGACATTTTTCGCCCTTATAAGCACATAGTGTACTTAAATCAGTTGCCATTGATATGCCTAAACAATCAAGGACGTTTTTCTTCTGTTTCGTGGCGTCCGTCTTATTTCTCATAGATTCAAATAATTCTTTAAAATAATTGACAAAATCTGCCCATTTTAATAAATTATAACTATCTGCTGTAGTTACCGATGGAAATTTAAAACCATCCCTTTGGCAACCAGACTCAAGGGCAACGCGTTCTAAACAATACATATCAAAAGGGCCTTTCTTATCTGGATCATATTCGCACGGATCATAATCAATGCCATACACTAACCATATACATGCGTTTTTAACACGTTTATCACCATGATTCTTTGCGTAGTCTATTATTATTTTGTACATATTAGTTGCGTCCTGTTTTCTTATGCGTCCATCTCCTACTAATTCACCTTTCAAATCAAATATGGCATCCTTTTTTAATATAGATTTAGTTATTTGATACATATTGTAATTTTCTCCTAAGCGTGTATAATAGCCATCTTTATCTCCCATTAAAATTTTAGCAATAACCCCATTATCCGTATAACCCAGTGTTCTAATCAAACTTAATAAACATTCCTTACTTATAGTTCCCGTTAAAGGGTTTAGTGTACATAAATCTGTTAATACTGTAGTTTCATATGGGATTATTTCACCTCTATACATATCTCCAGATTTAAGAGTTTGGCCTTCATTAGTATAAATAGTTTTACTAATTTTTATTGTCTCTGGCGGTGGACACTTTTTCGGATCTACAACAACATTTTCACACGCAAGATTTATATCAGTAGCATATTTAGATTTTCCATTAGAAACTGGCACAGCTATACCCTTATCTAGACAAAATCCACAATTTGGTTTTATATCGGCGGTCTCACAAGAACGGACACTACTACAAGCCTTAATGTCTTCCAATTTTTGAGCCTCTTCTTTATCCCAAACCCATATTCCGCCTGGGTTAGACTTTAAAAAATTATCATCTAATGGGCCATTTACTGTACCTAATTCTGCTACACTTTGCTTATCTTCACTTGTATAGTGCCACCAACCACAAGAAATAACTGTACCTGGGTGATTTATACTCATATATTTTGGGCCTGTGATTGGCTTACATTCTTTATTATTTCTTTCTTCAAAGTTTACGGCAGGATCATCTTCGGGATCAAAAGGTAGAGAGTCGGGAAGGCGATTTTTAGAAGCCATTACATCGACATTAAATAAAACCTTATTTAAATTTTTCATATCATCTTTTAATCCTTTTCTAGTCATTAAAGATCTATTTACTGAATCACCAAAAAACGTGCCCTGTGATTTCGTAAACGTGTCTTCGTTTGTATAAAAATCACCAAATGGTTCTTGTTTTTGATAATATTTTATAAAATAAAGTGAAATTGCTATAATAACTATTGCGATTGATAAATAGAAAAGTAAGTTGACTCCTTTCATTCCTCTAATATTAACATTTTTTAGAAAATATAATATTTTCAAGGAATAATTGACTGTTATCTTTCTTATCAATCCAAGACCTATATTTTATACAGGTCTGATTAGAATATAGTATGAGTTAGATACTATAATAAGAATTTTACTTATAGGCTAGTACCAAAGTTAATTACACCTTCTTTCAGAGGGGTGTACTTAATTTCTGTACTTCACGGTATGCTTATTTGATATTTACCGTTGAATAGCTGAAAAATACATTGAAAATACTTACTTAATAATTATTATCCGGGCGAGCTGAGTTGTTTAATACCACTTATTCAACTTATATTTTGTAATTTTTACATAATATAAATTATAAAATACCTTTAATTTTTCAGATCAACCAACCCAGCTCACCCTTGTATATAGAGGAAATTATTGTTTTTAAAACGGTAATTTAAAATAATTACCGCTTAAAAGATACATAATTACTAGCTAATAAATATTTTTATTTGTTTATTTAATATTTATCTGGTCTAAATATTATTGTTATTCACAAAACCGGGGAATCTATCTTATATATTTGCCCGTTCATAACATTTCTATCATAAACTACAAGGGTGAGCAGGGTTGTTTTATCTGAAAAATTAAAGGTATTTTATAATTTATATTATGTAAAAAAAACTACAAAATATCAGTTGAATAAATGGTATTAAATCAAACAACCCTGCTCGCCCGGATAATAAAGTTAAGTACGCCCCCTTTTTAAGAGGCTTACTCAACTTTATGGTAATTTCACAGTTACATTCCTACATAAATTGTCCCTCTGACGGGATTAATTAACTTCGTTTAAGCTGGTGTGTATTAAATATAAAGCGATTCTTTATAAGAAGGCATTATCCATTTATTTTCCATATCTTTTTTACATAAAATTTCGTCAAGCGTATAATCAAATATGCGAAACCATGATATAATTATATCTTTATCAATTTGTTCTGAACTTGTACCTATATATAACGTATCAAATATCCTGTTTTTTAAATCTTTATCATCCACGGGCGAAGTCCATCTATTTCGTAATATCCCATTAATATATATCGTCATTCCTTTAAAATCATTATCAATTGCCCACGCAATATGATACCATGATTTTTCAGTTAATTTGCTTTCCTCTGGCAAAGCCCAGATACTTGGGCCCACGCAATTTCTCTGTGAATACATACCCACGCCCGCATTTGAATCCGGGCCTAAACATCCAAATATTTGGTCGGCACACCATGAACTTCCAAAAGCCAGGTTTGTTAATTCCCATAATCTTGGAGAGCCTCCGGTAAATTTTTTTATATATACCATCATTGTTATTGTTTTAAAATCACGAGTAGATATTGGCCCTTTAATCTTAACATATGTATCTCGACCGACGAAAGATGCCCCGTATTTCCCAAGACACATATCTACTATATGTTCAGACGAGTCGTTAATCACATGACAGCTCGAAACGGTATTTGCGTAGTTAATATCTTTTAAACATGCGTTATCAGCTGTTAATTTCACTTCGCGACCGCCACCAATATCTTGTTCCCACATAATTACTGCTAATCCCTTAGGAACCTTAACTGACTGAAGAGTATCATTATTATATCCCATGGCTATTAACTTATTAAATGGATATTCACCTACTGGTAATTGTGTAGCCCGCCCTCCGAAATTACATTCCGAATAAAATATGACATTTGACTTGGGTTTACAGCCAACATAATTTGATTTATACTTTCGCAATCTATCGTCAGGTCGTCGCTTATTAAAGTCCCAACTTGCAATTGGGGGGCCCGGTGGACAGCCCTTTTTATTGATGCTTCGCAATATTGCTAATGTTTTTGCTGTTTGTTTTTTAGACTCTTCCGCCATTTCTTCAGCCAATTGCTTTTCTATAGGCGATGTTACAATTTTTGCTTTATTTAGATAAAAAGCTTCATTTGCTTTCGATTTAGATATATATGGGCTTTTAAATAAATCCTCTTCAGTTTGTATTTTACACTTTTCACCCTTATAGGCACATAGTGTACTTAAATCTGTAGCAGTTGTTATACCCAAACAATCTATAATATTTCTCTTTTGTTGCGTTGTGTCGGTCTTATTTCTCATAGATTCAAATAATTCCTTGAAATATTTAATAACTTCGTTCCATTTGAATCCGTTAAAATTATCTCTTGTATTTACATTCGGGAAACTAAAACCATCCCTTTGACAACCTGACTCAAGGGCGACACGTTCTAAACAATATATATGAAACGGTCCTTTCTTTTTTGGATCATAATCACACGGATCGTACTCTGTTCCATAAACTAACCACATGCAAGCGTTTTTAACTCGTCTATCATTGGAATTCTTCGCATAATTTATTATGATTTTATACAAAGAAATAGCGTCCTGTTTTCTTATCCGTCCGTCACCCACTAATTCACCTTTTAAATCAAAACCGGCATCCTGTTTCAGTATGGCTTTGCTCATTTGATAAAAATCGTAATTTTCACCAATACGTGTGTAATATCCCTCTTTATCACCCATTAAAATTTTAGAAATCACGCCGTTATCAGTATACCCCAATGTTCTAATCAAACTTAATAAACAATCCTTACTTATAGACCCCGTTTTTGGATTTAATGCACATACATCGGATAAAAGTGCAGTATCAAACGGAATAACTTCACCATTGTATAAATCGCCGGACTTAAGTGTTTTACCATCATCCGTATATATAGTTTTTGTTATTTGTACTGATTCTGGTGGCGGACACTTTTTCGGATCTACAACAACCTGTTCGCAGGAAAGATTGGGGTCATTTATATATTTTGATTTTCCATTAGAAACAGGTATACCTATTGATTTATCTAAGCAAAATCCACAATTCGGCTGCACGTCAGCTGTTTCACAGGACCGAATTTTACGACAGTTTTTTACGTCTTCTTTTTTTTGAGCCTCCTCTTTATTCCATACCCATAAACCGCCTGGGTTATCTTTCGAAAAATTTTCATTTAATGGACCATTTACGGTACCTAGTGTAGCCAAACCTTGTTTATCTTCATTATCGTAATACCACCACCCACACGAAATGTATTTATCGGGGCCATTTAAGCTCATATCTTTTGGGCTGGTCATAGGCTCACATTCTTTTTTATTTCTTTCTTCCAACTCCGGAAAGGGGTCTTCATCGGAACTAAATGGTGGAAGGCCGGGAAGACTATTTTTAGATGCCAAGACATCAACATTGAATAGAACCTTATTTAGTGTACTCATTTCCTCGTCTAAGCCTTTATTAGTCATTAAAGATTTATTGAGTTTGTCTCCAAAATAATTTCCCTGAGATTGGGTAAATTTACTTTGGGTTTTATACAAATTTTCAAAAGGTTCTACTTTTTTAGCATACTTTATATATAAAAGTGTAAGAATTAACATAAATATCGTAATCATTAAATAAATAACTATATCATAGCCTTTCATCCCTAAATTAATGTTATCTTTTTTAAAACAACTTTTATTCTTTAGATTTCAGTAAATTATATTTTGTTTTGAAACAAACTATAATTTATCAATGTATTCACGTAACTTCTATGTCAGACGATTCTAATTATTTATTAAAAAAAGAAAAAAAAAATTCATCTAATTAGATACTTTAAAACTCATAGCATTCTTTCCTGAACTGATATCATTATTTATATATACGCTTCGGTCTATTTTATTATAAAATAAATAAAACCCAGACTTTGACGAAGGTATTAATGATACTTCACCGGGTTGCCCTGCTATAGAATCAACAACTTTCCATTTTGCTGAATTATTGAAATCCGCACTGTTCATGTCACCAGATTTAAATGTTGCTCTAAAACCATCTATTACTAAATATCCATTTGTTGGTTTACCAGATTTATTTAATATATATATTTCTGAATCCTTTGTGTCTGGTACATCTTGGGATACAAATACTGTGTTAATAGCAGTGTCTGAAGAAACGTTACCTTGGACAAATATAGGTCCACTTAAGTTTATAATATATGCTCCTGGAGCTAAATTAGGTGCTAACTTAAATTCCATTCCACTTGGTATTTTTGAAGCTACAACGGCGTCGCCCCCGCAACCTTCCGTGGGTTTGAAAGTTATCCCATAGCAGTCAGAAATAGCAGCGTCTTGAACATCTTTATCAAGATCGAAGTTAGCCTTCTTATGTATATCGTCATATAACGCCATTACATTCTTCACTGAACCTACCGAATTTGCCTTGTTAGCTGCTTCGAAATTGATTTTCCCATCGTCATTTATAGGTGCCATTTCACCTTTTCTATTACAATACAATATCGGGTTTCTTTTATTTCTATCAGTTCCACTTGAGCGATTAGATGATTGTGAATAAGTTGGACCGAGAACAGATACTTTCTTGCCGGCATTTCTGAATAAAAAGTCTAAGCATTCAATGCTATGCGGTCCGGTTTCAGAATTGCTACCTTTACACGGGTTAAACTCAAATTTACCATAACAATACATGTTATTTTCTTCGAGCTTTTTCAAATCCATACCTTCCATAAAATCCATATCCGCTGCATCCTTTTTTGTAAGGATTTTATCTATTATTTTATCAACTTCTAATGCTTGTTTTCCAGGATCGCCGTTTTCATAAGCTAAGCCATTTTTCAATGCGTTTGTAGTTGGATATCCTGTTCCTTCGCGTGAACAACCTGCTTTTATAAATAATGAGCGAATACAATCGTCTGAATATGTACCTGGTTTTTGTGCTTGCCCATTTACGATTTTATCGCAAGCACCTGAACGAAGACGGGTTTCGGCTTCGGTTGTTGATATCAATGGACCCGACGGGCATATTTTAACATCTTCTCCATCAGGTTCAACAAATGTAACAGGTATAACAATATCCATTTCAGCTGTCGATAAACTTTGATCCTTATCCCATATCCAGTACATTTTCTGCATATTTTCACTTAATGGTCTTTTCTGAGCCTCGGTAAGTAAACTTGACGATTTTACACTACCATATTTCGGAGGGCCAATAGATATATCTATAGGATCACCATTTATACTTTCAATCGAAACATCAAATGCCTGTCTACGCCCACGTTTCGCCACTTCAGGATTAATATGTTCAAAAAAGCCTGCTATAGCATACTTTGAGCTCGATTTGAGTCTTTTACAGCATTTCTTTGTACAACCGAAAAATAGAGCGTTCAATCCTGTTGCATTATATGTATGTGATGGATCTCTTTCACATACCATTTTTTCAGCGTCTTCCTTTTTGATTGTTTTATCACTAGTCATTATATCTTGAACATCTCTGTTATTAGGGTCGGGTGCATTTTCAAATGACGTATATTCCACATTTAATTTAAAATGCTCATTTTCAAACGTTCTTCTAATGATAAATTCATACTCACCACTAGATAATTTGTTTCCTGGTATGTTTCTCCCGTCATTTATCGCAACTAACGATATTTTTATATCTCTATTTGAAGGAATTAAACGAAGTTTCGCATCGAATTTATAGGTTTTAGCTTTTAGTCTATACTTATTACGAGCGTTTAATCTTCTTCCTTTAAAAACAAATGTCGGTTTCCCTGTACTTGGATTCATACAGGAAAGGCATTTTTGTGCAGCATTTGGTTCAGATAAACTTGTAGCGTTAGCACACTCCATTCTATCTTTTCTATAATCACAATCCGGTCTACTTAATATGAAATTTTCAGCAGAACATTTACCTACAGTAGGTACATATTGTGGTTTTTTATTTGCTTTTAAAGCATCCTCTCTTATAAAACTTTTAACTCTAGGGTCTATATATAATCCTGTATATTCCCGTTTTTCACCAGTAGAAGTTTCTCCATCTTTGATACATATTCCACAATACTCTCTAAAACGGCTGTTAAGAGCATCGCAATTCCACGATTTTAATTGTTCACACATTCCAACTCTTCGGGGAATATTTGGTTTATATTCATCTATTGGCTTATTTGTATACTTATTTGGTATATCAAAACGTATATCCATAAGCGTTCCGTCTTGTTTTTTGCCGTTTGCTTCATATGTACCTGTTTTAAACACTGCGTTTAATTTATCGTTACCGGGTTTGCCTAATGGTAGAATGTTATTAAGGTTAAACCAACTCTGCGTATCTGAATAATCATTGTACATCTTCTTACCCATTTCTTCATAGCGTTTTCTTCTACGGGAAATTACATCAGTATTTATTCCACCCTGAATGACAAATGGTTCGGTTTTTTTATATTGTTTAATTAAATAATAAATTAAAAACACTATTAATATTGTCAATAAAGCCAGCCCAAATAATTTTGGATATCCTAGCGACTTCATTCAGACTCTCTGATATATGTAAATTTTTTTATAAAATTTACAAGTGCGAGCAGGGTTGTTTGATCTAAAAAATTTAAGGTATTTATAATTTATATTATGTAAAAACTACAAAATATCAGTTTAATAAATGTTATTAAATCAAACAATCCTGCTCGCCCGAATAGTTATTTATCAAATATACATTGCTATTGTGTCAGGCTGTGTAATAGAGAAGCTTATCAAAGCATTTTTATAAAGTATTTTAGATTTTTATGTGTTAATTTAATGAAATAACTAAAAAGGCGTGTCGGATTGTTTGATTTTAATGTATTTAAAAATTTATATTATGTAAAACTACAAAATATAAATTAAATAAAGAGTACTAAATCAAATAACTATGACTTCGGTATAGACCGAATAAGTCTTAACAATGTTATATTGTTCTGAAATGCCTATTTTTAAAGTTTTAATACAAATGATGTGGGAAATTTATATAATTTAGATTGAAACATTTATAAAACTATATATTTCCATTGTAAAATACCGGGGATTTGGTTCATATCATTTTTGAATATAATTAGAAACTTAAATATAATTCAACCTATTTGCGTTGTAAATGCGTATAATATAATACCTTTGCTCTTGGCAAATTATAAAGGATTACCAAAGTATTGTATTATCCGAGCAAGTTACCGTAAAGTACCGAATTTAAGTACAATTCCTTTCAGAGGGGTTACTTAACTTTACGGTGTAAAATACATTTTGCGTAAGTTTAGTATAACACCTTCATCTGTATGTAGAGAAAACATGAACGAAATAAAAGGAGCCGATATTGTATTTAATTGTATAACCTTGGATAAAAACTATACTGAGGTTTGGCTAACTAAAGACACAAAGCTACAAGGATGATCAGGGTTGTTTGATCTGAAAAATTTTAAAGTATTTTATAATTTATATTATGTAGTTTCTACAAAATATAACTTTGAT